CCGCCTGATTCGCCAAGTTGCTCAGCGTCAACAGTAGCAATACCAGTACCTGTGGTGTAAGAACCATCAACTGGGTTTGAACCAGCGTGAGTTCCTGTACCAGCGAAGTCAGTATCTGCTTCGTTGAAGAGTGCTTCTGTGCCGTCTTGTGTCGCATACTTCGACTTCATTGCGAAGATAAGACCAGTTGGACCAGTCATAGGTTGAACGCCAGCAACGTCATATGCCATTAGGTTTGGCAACGCACGACGAACGAGCGAGATTAGGATTGGATCGTAGCGATCGATTTCCGAAGCACCAGAACCAGCGATGTTATTTGCTGGAGTTTCGAAAAGAGCAGTACGCTCTTCGCGAAGTGCCTTTTCCTGGTTCTCAAGAACTACTGCAGTAACCGCACGCTTGTACTTATCTGAGATCTGACCAAGACCATCATGGTTGAGAACTGGTTCCCACTTTTTTGTTAGTTGCTCTGAAAGAAACATTTAGTTTTCCCCTTTTAGGTTTTCAATAGATTTATTTATATAAATTTAATTTTTAGCAGAAAGTACGTCAAGTGCCTTGATATACTGACTTACCGTTGATGATTCGCTGAAGTCGTTTTCTACTCCATCGTCAAACTTCTCTTCAGATAGAGTTCTTGTCTTAGGGAAATAATTTTCCTTGATAACATTCAACTTCTCTTCAAAGATTTCTGCATTCTCGAATTCTACATCAGCGACCAACGACTTGAATTTCTCAGCGTCTGTTTTTGCTAGACCCTCGGCAACAACAGAAAGAACACTTTCCTTGTTGAGTTGAATGTTAGCATCGTGTAGTTCTACATTAGCAGCGATTGCTTCATCCAGTTTTGAAGAGATTTCTTCAATCTGTGATTGCATTTCACCTAGAACATCGTATTTGTCTTCTGGGACATCAACATAATGCTCAGCGAAAAGTGTCTTTAGACCTTCGATGAAATCTTCAGCAATGTCAGTACGGAGACCGTTTTCTACTGCCAATTGATTTTCTTGGATCCAATTTTCGATTACGTAACCGAGATAAGAATCAACCTTCTCTACGAGTTCCGACTTATATTCTTCCATCAACTCAGCAGCTTCTTCAACCAGACGGTCTTCGATCAAACTTACTTCGTTGGAAACTCTCGCAACAACCATTGCTTCAAAAAGCGATGATGCCTTGTTACGGAAATCTTCTGTTAGGTTTTCGTTACCATCAAACAAAGATGCTAGATCGGCAGCGAAGTCTTCTTCAAGATCTTCATCTTCACCATCTTCTAGATCTTCATCTTCTTCTGGGTCGTATTCTTCTTGATGAACATTGCCCTTTGAAGATGCTGGGTTTACAACCGATGTTGGATCAGCAACAGTGGTAAAGTTTGGAGCAGCGCCTGCACCTGATTGTGAAATCTTGCTCTTATTATCAGCAATTGGTGCTGCTTCTTTAGCACCTGGATTTTCAGTTTCCTGATCACGTTCGCTTGCAATAGTTGCGTCTTCCGACGATCCCTGACGTGGATTCGTTGTATCGCCTGCAGTTTTTGCAGGGATAGAAGTATCCTTACCCTTTGCTGCGCCCATCGGACCAGCATTTTCCTCGGATAGTTGCTTTTTTGTAAGCAACTCTCTGATTTTGTTTTCTACGTTCATTTGCTTCTCCTAGAATTCGAGATTATATAATATTTATAAAACTTTTGTTTTACGGGAGACACGATTTAAGAAAGATTCAAATACTCTCAACTTCGCTTCTTCCAATTCTTTTCTGGATGCTTTCTTGATCAACTTCTTAGACATGTCACATGCTTGCTCTGTCCAGACACCATTAACCACAACCCATTCTTTATTTTCCATAATGCCCTGAACAAACGCATCAGGTGCAGAAGGATCTGCTACAATGTCAGCAGCAGTAGCAAGGTAGAAGTCGTCTTGGACTTCATTAATACCTTCTTTGTTTGCTTTCAATGTACCCATACCACGGGAAGAAACACCAAGTTTAGCGCCACCCTCGATAAGACCTTTAGCAATATTACCCATTGGAGTATCCATGAGTTTTGCTTTACCAATATAATTGTCACCATCTTCTTTAAGCGAGACAATCATGTGTGAAACACGATCTAGATTAATCGATGGACCATCTGGATGACCGAGTTCTCCGAGAGCACGATTCGATTTGACATAACTTTCATTATATCTTTCGACTTCTTTCGACATAATTTCTTTTGGATAAACACGACCATTGCGGTTTGCCAAATTAGATTGCAGAAACACACCCTCGATGAAGTGTGTTTTCTTGCCGTTTGTTTCTTCGATTAAAAGGTTTACGTCTTCAACGACTTCAGTAATAAGTTTCATTATCCTAGATCTCCTTGATTCTGATGTTGCTGCGAACCATATCCGGAAATCTTGGCGAGTTCTAGAACAACAGCGCCAGTGCCTGATGAGAAATCTACAACGATATCTGACCCATTGTGTTCATTGTCTGACCATCCCATGAATTCCATCTTACCTGAACCTGAGAGGTAATATAGAATTACACTATTTCTAGTAACAGTCGCAGTGGTGCCTGCTGCTAGTCCCCAATGAAGAGTGCGAATGTTTGCCTTTGGTGAAGACTGAGTTTCTGAAGACTTCTTCAGATCAGTTGCAAGTGCAATCGTAGCGGATCCAGTGCCACGCACTTTAACCACACCATGAACTTGTGTTAGTTTTAGAACTGCTTTGTCCGCCATCTGTTATTCCTTACTGGTATCTTGCTTTCTTTGCATTACGCAAAATCTTGAAATCGTGTCCGTCAACCTTACCATTCTTATTCGCGTCAATCTTATGTTGACTGCCCTTTAGTGCTTCGTCGGTCTGCTCAACTTCTTCTGCTCGCAGTTTATCACCACGCTTTAGAATCTTTTTACCAGCATCCCATGAACCCATCGAACGCTTACGCATGCGACGCTCTGCACCATCATCGTCAAATGAGATTTTTTCTGCGTCGTCTTTCGCTTTTGCTCTATACTTTCTAAGTGCATCCGTTGAAAGTTCGTCGAGACCTTCGACTTCTTCCAGATTCAATGAGCGAGTTTCATTGATTCTTTCCATTAAATCCTTAAACTTCAGCATCGTCTTCTCCTGTAAAGTCTTCTTCTGATTCATCCTCAACGTCAGTATCAGATTCTTCTTCAGGTTCTGATTCTTGACCGTTAAAAACATTCATCGCGATTTGCTGTCTATATGCATCTAACGCAGTGCCTGCTTTAATGTCCATAATGTCATTAAATACTTGTTCTGCATCAGCAAGAGTACCGCTTTCAATGCTATTTATTAGATCTGCTACATTGTTTTCCATAATAATTATCCTTGTTGAGGTTGTTCTTGTTGTGGTGGTTGCTCTTCTGCAGGTGGAACTTCTGGTGGATTAGCAGTATTCGATGCTTCGATTTCTGCTATCTCATCGTCAGTAAGTTTCAGAATATTCTTTTGGACATATTCTTTGCTGTAGAGCGAACCAATATAGTTTGCCATTCCGTTCAGAATCTCAATGCGAGACTGAAGAATTTGCTGTTCTTTCGATTCTGTATAATATGCATCGGTTGCAAAGTTATATTGAATCTTATATTTGATGGATTCCCAGTCTGCTTCAGTAATGATACCCTTTAGAATCAACTGAGTCTTTAGGAGATCATCAAAAATTAACGAGAAACGACGACGCAGTCTAGCAATAAACTTTGTAAACTTCCACTCGTCACGATTAATTTCAGCAGCACGACCAAAGTTTAACCCTGATTGCTGTTGCTGTCTTGAGATTGGAACATTCAATGCTTGATATAGTTTACGCTGGAAGTAATCAACGTCTTGGATTTGTCCAAGGTTTTCTCCACCAGGAAGTGTTTCAATCTGTGTTCCTCTACCACCTTCGCGGCGAGGCAACCAGAAGTCTTCAAGCATTGACATAAATTTCTTGTCGTCACGGATTTCACCAGTGTTTGAATCGTAAACGATTTTGTTACGATACTGATTCATAATACCCTTGAGGTATTGTTCTGCTTTAATCTTAGGTAGGTTACCAACGTCAACATAGAATACTCGACGCTCTGGTGCACGAGTGATACGATAAATCACTAGTGCGTTTTCCATCATGCGGAGTTGGTTTGCTGGACGTATTGCTTTATGCAGATACGATAAACCCACGTTCTTATCCTGATCAACAAGACCAGAAGGAACATGGCATATAGCATCTTTTGTAATTCTAAGTGCATTCGCGCTGGTTGAATAGTCATTCACGTTCGCGGACTTTTGGTGCACTACACCTTTTTCGTTGAAGAGAAAATACTCATCAATGCGTTTGATAAAATCAACATTGGTTTTGGTATCTTTTTCCTTGATGATCTCACGAACCTTTTTAATCTTTCGTGGATCGATGTATCGAACATCAGTCAGACCCTGTTTTGGATTTGCTGTGTCGATAACTTTATGGAAAAACAATCTACCATCGACATACCAACGGCGGAAGTAATCATGCGCTCTTAGTTTAAAATCTAAGATTCTTAAGATTTCTTCGAATTCTTTTTCAATGTCTTTCTTGATACCCGCAGACATCTCTACGTCATCCAAATTAATTCTAACTGGATCTTCGTCATCAAGATTTGAGATAGAGTCATTAACAATATCATCAATTGCTGTGTCGACATCTGCCATACCAGCAATGTCACGATAGCGTCTGATAAGTTCTTGCTCTGTACTGGCAGTCCCATCTAAATCTAGATAGGTGCCGTAGTAACCACCTGCTTTAATTTCATCTGTGCCACCGTCGTCTGTCGGAGCCACGAACGATTTTTCCGTTGGTGGCTCCGAAGATCGTGTAATCTTATAACCAAAAATTTCCATAATATTAGATTACTCTTAGAGTGTGTTAGTTAGGTAGTGCGAGTAGTTGAAGGTTACGGTGAACTCTTCGATTACATCGTTCTGACCATATTGTAGTCCAATTTCCGACATGTTAATCGGGAACGAGTTATACAGAGTATATTCCATCAGTACTTCATCATTGCGATCAAGATGCTGAACGATTACGTCTGCTTGATATTCAGTTGGCGTAAGAACACCTGTGTTCAGTTCCAGATCATTCATTCCGTTCATCCACTCTTCGAATGGTTTACGGAGCGACATTTCAGTGTCGTTGATGATTGTAACTGTCCACGGATCGAAGATACGCTCGCCAGCGAGTTTCACTTCGCGACCACGATACTGAACGAGAGTTGGGTTTACTGTTGATGCAGGAAGAGCAGCACCAGTAACCAACAGCGCATATTCTCTGTCTGGAACAGATGTTACATATCCAGGCCAGTTGAGTAATACACGGAATTGGTTAGGTCTTGCACCACCAGCACCTAGTAACCCTTTAAACTTTGAAATATCCATATTAGATTTCTCCTATAATTCTATTTATTCGGGTTATTAGGCACCAACTTCTTCGAACGATACCGAGGTACGAGTTGCGATGAAGTTTAGGTAGATGAAGTTGATTGACTTGGCAGGTTTGATGTAGATATCTGCAACAAACTCGTTACGGTCGATTACTTCGCCAGTGTTATTTGATTCGTCACAAACGACACGGAAGTCATAGATACCACG